ATATAAAGACGAACACCATCATCTGCTTGTGCCATAAATAACACATTAGAATCTTCGGGTGTTGAGATTACCCCTTGGTATCTAACAATGAAATCTTCTGTGATTCCACCTAAAGGTTCCTCATCAAAGTTGTGAGCAAGGTCATCTGCTGTTCCTTCATAGATTGGAACTGCACCTTCTGGTAATTCTGGTGCATTGTTCTGACCTAAGACATCATAGACTTCTACTGTCAAATCACCGCTTGCCTTTGCCATAGTTGGCACAAAGAGCAGACTGGTAAATGTTAAAAATAATACTGTTAGTAGACGGTTATTCTTTCTCGCAAAGAAGGAGATAAATTTGGTCAACGCGTTGTTCCAATCGGTTCACTTGGTCTTTAACGGAACCGCCCCCATTTGGTTTCAATTCATATAGATAATGTTTAACTAACCATCTAGTGAATCCAGCAAACCCTGCTGCTAATGTCATAAGGGCTACAAAGAAGCCAGCCCATTCTGTGCCTGTCATTATACTGTCCTAATGGTTATGTCAATGACTCCACCAAAGCCATCAAAACGTTTATCGGGTGGTGTCATACGAGTGAATGAAGTTTGCTCAATAACAACTTGGCGCTGCTCGCCAGTAGTTAGGTCTTGCCAAGTAAGAACATCTCCGTTGCTTTCTAACTCTTCAAGAGCCAAAAGACGGGTCTGTGCTTTACCTTCGTAACCCACTTGAACATTGTATCTATCTGTTTCAACGTCAAAGCAATAGACTGGAAACTTCATAATGCGTTGACGTGGTGTAGCAATTGTTGCCTTAGCCTGATAGCCCTTGAATATAGGACCATCAGATGTAGTTGTTGCGTCACGATTAAGAATAAATTTGTAGGCTACATATTCCTGGGCTGTGCTAGGTTGAGATGTAGTAACTTCAATTGGAAAAATAACAGAGTCATATGTAATGTGGTCGTATTCAGTTCCATCTTTGTCTACAGTTTCAAGAGTCATTGAACCTTTGGTGTAATCACCACGCGCTAGAAGGCGCTTAAAGTTTTTAGGTTCCAGTGTGCCATAGCGAATATAACCACTAGTTAAATAACCACTAGGGGTTAATGTTGCGCTTGCTTCTATGTTAATACTACCTACCTTGTTAACTTTACCAACAGGTGATACGGCAGTAGATGCTACGTTAGATGCAGTTTTTGCATAAGTAAATGTTGTAGTAGTTGGCACTGTAGTAACTGTATACTTGCCATTAAATGTGGCATCAACACCTTCTACCCATACTTCGTCACCAACTGCTAGGTTGTGTATTGCAGATGTAGTTAAGGTTGCTACATTAGATGTAAGTGCTTTGTTATTTACTGAGCCAGCATTAAGTCCTGTAGTAACAAATACCAATCGGTCTGTTGTTCCAGCAAATGCACAGGTTGTTGTGCTGTATCCAGTTGTTCCGCTGACATATAGGTCATTAGCATAGGCAAAACGAAGTGTTTCTATTTCATTGCTAAGGTCAATGCGGATAACTCCAGGTGCTCCATCTACCCCAGTTGCACACCATATGTAATGGTTGCTTGCTGCAAAATCGTAACAGGGTTGAGTAGTTTCTACAATAAGTGGACCGTAGTTAATGGAACCGTCTTGGTCTGAAACAATTGCTGCACGGATACCCTTATTAGTTCCTATCATCATATAACCTAGGTAGTAATAAATCTTATGGATAATCTCTCCGACTGGCATCTCTGCTGCGGTTATTGCCGATGTAAGAGTTGGCATAACACCAGCAGTGCTGAGAGTAAACTTGAATATACTTGACTGAGTTCCGCTATAACCTGCTACATAGATGGCTGGACCAGAGGCAGTAATGCTTGAGAATACAATATCAGTATCACTGTGTGTATATATAGGGGATGGAAGGCTGGTTGCTGATGAGGATATTTCGTATATCTTATTATTGATGCACATAACAATACGGTCTTTGACATACTCCATTACTGCTCTATCTGCGGTAATACTGTTGTCGCTAATCATAAGAGTATCACCAGCACCAGATACACCAGTTAGTAGTTTCTTATATACACGCAGTCTTGGAGTTCCAGAATTCAATACATTGACAATCCAATAAGCATAAGTGCCATCATCGCATATAGCCTGAACAGGGTAATCAGTTCCTGATACATAATCAATAAAGTGAGTAACATTTCCATCTGCTGCAATTTTATCTACATCATATTCGTCCCACAAAAGGACTCCATTAGTAGTTCCATATTGGATTGAACGAGCAATCTGGGCTGGTTTTCCACTGTCCTGTATTGCACCAGTTGTAAAGTGTGTAGTAGCAGTATCTTTAAGTAGGGTTACCTGTCCCTTAGTCCAGACATTAACACCCTTGCTATCTGTGAACCTATGTGCCACTGTTTCACCAGCAGATGGGTCATAGAATTTAATACCAGAACCACCGTGAAAAGATGACTGACTTCTTAGCCACCAACCAGTAAGTGATTGCTCACCTGGTTCTGCTCCATTATCAAACTGTTCTTTACGGAACGGAGCAGTCTGCCTAATGTAAGGACGTGAGTCATTGATGGCATAGAAGAATGGCAAGCCACCTACTGCAACGTCATAGGACTCATTTGTATTCTGCCAGATTCCTCCAGTAGATACGATACCTACGTCAACTGCAATTGCTAAACCTACATCTGGAGTGGATGAGCCACGACCTTCGGTAATATCACGACCTGCCACGTATGCTCCTTAAAATAGAAAAAATAAAGTGAGCAGTTTTAATCCGTGCTCAGGGATAATTGCTTTAGTTATTCAGCAGGGGTTTCTTCAACCACAGGTGCAGTAAATACACCATCGGCATATGTCCAGCCGATACCTACTGGATTACTATCTGTGTATTCAATACATTCTTTGCTAGTAACTTGTTCAGCAATCTCTTTTGTATCTGCAACAATAATGTTTTCTACAATATTGTCATTTATAACTGCAAATGTAGTCATTTATTTTCCTTTTTTTAGTAATAAAGATAAACAATGCCTGAAAGACCTGCTACTCCAGTGCCACCAGCAGTAGGACTACCACCATTGTAAGCGCCAGGATTTCCACCATTGCCACCTTTGCGAACTGTTAATCCATTTCCATCTAACCCACCCGTGCCAGGTGTGCCACCACTTCCACTGGAACCATTCGTTCCTTTTTGACTTAAAGTTGCAGTAGCACTATATATTGTTGTGTTACCACCAACACCACCAGCAGAACCAGCACCACTATTACCACTAGGATTTCCGTTACTACCACCACCACCAGCACCACCTGCACCAATAATAAAATCAAGAGAAGTGCTTGCGGGTAAAATATAACCAATTGCTATGTTGCCACCGCCGCCACCGCCGCCAGCAGCACCGTTATATGAAACGCTGCCAGCACCAGCACCACCAAGTTGTTGCGTAGTGGTTGCTGCAGAAGAAATTATAGTTCCACCATTACCACCAGCACCGCCAGCGCCAGAAGAACCATCATTACCCCCACTACCACCTCCGCCTCCGCCTGTTGCTGCGTAAGCAATAAAATAAATTCTTGTATTAGGAACTGTGTATGTTCCTGTTGAAGTTATAGTCTGTTGTAAAGAAACACCAGCACTGGCTGGAGGAAATACTGATAAACCCATTACGCTATCTCCACTCCGCTGATGTGAAAGTCTACAGTTACTGCAGACGCTAATCCTTTAATAGTTTTTGTTGTTGCTAAAACTTGTTTTAAGTCAATGTATGCAGTTGAGTTTGCTGCAATAGCAGTATCCTTGTGCAGTTCAATATCATCTAGCAATATAGTAAATGTCGCAGCAGAGGCTGCGTTATTACATACAGCAATGTTAGTTATTACTGTAGTCGTAGATGCTGGAACTGTGTATAGAGTTGTGCTTGATGTTGCTGCTGCTGTTCTAGCCAGCGCCTTTGTTACTGTAGCCATTAGTTACTACCTTCCGTTGTTATTCTGTGACTGTTACAGGGAAGAAATTCCCGCCGTCAATGCCATTGTTATAATCCCAGCCATCTGTATAGTCAATATACTTGCCTGGGTTTGCTGCTACTACTTCATCTTCTACGCCAATAATGACGTTTACTACTTTATTGTTTTCTATAACTGCAAATTTTTTCATAACCAATACTCCAATTCAATTTTGCCAGCACCGCCAACGCTACCGTAAACGTTGTCACCAGCCCCACCGCCAAGACCATAATTACTAGCACTAACACCAGCAACTCCGTCTGCTGATGGAGAAGCAACATAAGCACCTCCTGGACCACCAACAGCCGTAGTTGCTCCAGTAAATGTTGTTGAACCTCCAGTGCCACCAGCAGATTGAGTGCCACCTCTGCTACCGCCACCACCTATTGCATAAGCAATTGAAGCAGCAGGTGTTGTTGTTACGTAAGTAGTAATTATTTGACCACCACCGCCATCCATTCCAAAAAGCGTTGGACTTGAACCGCGTCCAGCACCACCTCCACCACCACCACCAACAAGAGTTGCATTTACATAAGTAACACCAGTCGGAACAGTCCAAGAAGTTCCAGAAGTAAGTGTTACAACATAACGAGTTTTACTTGCTGCAGCAGGAGCATTAAGTTTTGATACAGCCATTAGGAAATCTCGCTTCCAAAAGCACTAAATGATAAGTTAGCAGTTGATGCATATACAGTAATAACATCTGTAGCACCAAGGGTAATTCCAATAGTAAGCATTGTTGAATCATTAGCAGCCACTGTAGAATCGTAGGCAATGTAATGTTCGTTAGCCAGTGTTGCACCCGCAGGGCGGATAGCAATGCGATATGTTGCTGCAGTAGCAGCACGGTTACATACAGCAATAGTAGATACCACACATTGGGTAGCACTAGGCACTGTATCTAACGTAGTTGCTGTTGTTGCTGAAGGGGCTACTTGCCCCAGGACTTTATATGTTGTTGCCATTTGTTATGCTCCCATTGTCATTAGTGCTGTCGGGGTTGGGTCGGATGCAGCAACTGCTGCTGTTACTTCTGAATCAGTTGCTAGAACTGTGGCTGAACCAGCCAATGTTGCTAAATCTCTTGCTTTACTCATTAGTATGCTCCCATAATGTTCATTATAGTATTATCGTTTTCAGTTGCTATTGTTGCGTATGCGGATAAATCAACCGCTGCCCAGACAAGTCCAGTAGCAGTAGATGAGTCAGCCTTAAGAAAATATCCATTAGTTCCTACTGTTAATTTACCAGCAGTATCTGCACTAGTAGCAACAAGTATGTCACCCTTAGCGTCAAACAATGTAGGGCTAATAACATTGGCTAGTTCAAAAGCAGTAAAGGTAATAATTTCAAGAATATCGCCAGCAGATAAGGCTGCAAGAGAAGCAATGCTTGTTCCATTAGTTGCTACATAATCTGTTGAGCGAACTAAAAGAACACCATTTAGATATACCTGTTCTTTGCCTACAATATAGGAAAGGGTAAGTCCGTTATCATCAGCACCTGACTTAGATGTTTCTCCGCCAGTTGCTGTATAGCGATAACGATAAATGTCAGATGTAGATGAGATAGATGCCCAAGCAGAACCATCCCAAGCAAGCATTGCGTTAGATGTTGAGTTCCAATATAAAGCACCTTCAACAAGAGCATTGCCATCATTGTCTACGCTAGGAGCAGAAGCCTTTGGACCAAGGTAACGGTCATCAAATGAATCGTATGAAGCAGCAGCAGCGGTAGCAGAGGCTGCAGCAGCCGTAGCAGAGCCAGCAACGGTATCTACATAAGCCTTAGTAGCAGCGTGTAGGTCTACTGTAGGAGCACCTGACAAGGTAAGAGCACCTGTCATAGTAGAGCCAGCCTTTAGGACAAAGGAGTCATAGACAGTTCCACCTGCTTGAATTGCTGTGGCAATTTCACCAAGAGTATCAAGGGTAGATGGTGCTGAGTTAACAAGGTCAGCAACCTTTGTATCTACATAGAGTTTGGTGGCAGCATCTGCGTTAGATGTAGGAGTAGCAAGAGAAGTAATCTTCTGACTATTAACAGATACTGAACCAGTAGGCGCAGCCATCTGGTCTAGGCGAGAAGTTCTTACTTGTGTGTCAAAGTCTGAGATAGTTGATGCAGCCTGTGTGCCAGTGTGGTTAGCACGGGCATAAGGGTCAGATACTAATTTGGCTGCGGTTATAGTTCCATCAGCGATATCAGTTGCAACAATAGTTCCATCTACCAAGTCGGCAGAAGTAATAGTTCCACCAAGAGATAGTTTGGTGTAGGCAATACCAGCAGATGCATTAACATCTGCGTTAACAATAGCACCAGTGCCAATTACAGTTGTAAGGCTTACGTTGCCAGTGCCATCAAATGTAACTCCACTTGCTTCTACATCTCCAGTAAGTTGGAATGTGCGAGCAGTGGCTAAGGCTGTAGCAGTAGCAGCGTTACCTGTGGTTGAACCAGAAGAACCAGTTACGTTACCAGTTAAGTTACCTGTAAAAGTTCCAGCAATAGCACCTGTTCCAGTAATGGTTGGACTAGCAATAGTTGGACTAGTTCCTAATACGTTAGCACCAGAACCAGTTGATGTTGTTACACCAGTTCCGCCATTGGCTACTGGCAGTGTGCCAGTTACACCAGTTGTTAATGGAAGTCCAGTTGCATTAGTAAGTGTTCCAGATGTAGGTGTTCCAAGAATTGGAGTTACAAGAGTAGGTGATGTAGCAAATACTAAAGAACCAGTTCCTGTTTCATCAGAAATAACACCACGAAGTTGAGCAGAAGTAGTTGCTGCGTGTCCAGCAAGAGTTCCTTCAATATGGTCATTGGCTTCTTGATAATCTCTACCAATTGCCATATGTCGCACTACTGCGCCAGCAGAGTGAGCCGAACCAGTGCCAGGAGATGCTGAGTCAATGCCTCTAGCAATTGTTAGTGTATTGCCAGATGAGTAAAGGGTTACATCTACAATTTCTTCAAGGGCTGTATCTGGGTCAATCACCACTGTATAGGTCTGTGTGCCAGTAAGTGTCTTACCACCCATAACTGCTGCGCCATTGACTACTGTCATTGTTGTAGCCGTAGAGGTAATAGGGGCGCTCAGTGTTGTTTGCTGGGCTTTTGAGGAATATTTTCTAGTTGTCATTTATTTACCTATCGGCTGTAATGGACGCGGATTGGATAGAGAGTTTGTTGGCGTTTTGTTTCTTCGTTCAAGCGTTGTGTATATAGAGCATAAAGTTGTTTGGTTGCAGTTTGTGATGAACCGTATGGTCGCTTGCTATCTGTTTCGTCCGCTTGTGGGCTAACCTGAGCAGCACGGGCTGGGTCAAGGTAGGTAAGTAGACGATATGAAGCACCAAGAGTCACAACATCTTTGCAAGATTCTGGCAAGCCAGTTTGTTCTACAAAGTCCTGACCATTGCTTTCAAATGCCTTTGGGTCTGTAGCATAAACAACCTTTACGGTTCTACCAGGGGTAATGTAATCACCGATAGTTACAGTCTGAGCATTTGCTCCAAAGGCTGCAGTTGATGCTGATGAGTCCCAAGACCAACGGCGAACGGGAATCCATTCTTCAGATGGACCAACTGATTGCCACATAATGGTTAGAATATTTTGAATATTTAAGTTATTAAATTCATAAGTTGTTTGAACTGGGTTAAAGACAAAAGTGGTTGACTTAGCAGCAAAGATGCTAGAGCCTGTGGCTCTAATAGTATCGTTGATTGCTTTCTTAATTACATAACGTGGAAATGTTGGTGAGATAGTAACCTTAAGGTCAGCAGCGTGAGTAGCAGCAGTGGTTCCTAGGTAGCCTCTACCAAAGGGAGAGATAGTTGCAGTGTTGGAGATACGGTCAAATGAATCAATCCACATTAACTCTTCTTCAATTTCAATTACACCCTTACCTACGTTCTCGGTAGAACCTAGTTCAAGGATAGTAGGTGATGCACTTGTTGATACAGTTGTAGAAACAGTAGTGCGAAGATAGGTCGCTCGGTCCTGGTTAAAGGTATAACCTGAAAGGTTAAGTTGAACCTCATTAATAATATCTGTTAGTGTAGTTGTCATAGGTCTATGCTCCTTAAGGCTGCAGGGGCTGCCAAGCCAGTTGTTCCAGCAAGTTCATTACAGATGCCATCTAAGTCTTTGAACTTATCTCTTGTCCTAGATGATGATGCCTTAATATTCAAAGCGCCGACAGTTGGCATACCAGTAGTTGAAGCCCACTTATTAGCAGCACCTTGTTCATCAAGGAATTTTGCTACATCAGTAATGCCAGCAAGACGATTAAGTTCTGCTGTAAGACTGCTACCTGCTCTGCCAAGTGCCATTTGTTGTCCTATCTAGGTGTAATCAGTTTTGACTTAGGTGCTTCTTTAGGCTTACCAAAGAATGCTTTGTAGTAATGCTCATCTAATGAAAAGCGTTTCATATGTGGAGCAGTGGCTGCCGTATGGCAGTAAAGTGGAACCTCAGCCTTGTCGCATAGAGCAAAGAAGAATATATCTTCACCTATGAACTTAGTGCCTCTGCCCATCTCCATAAACATCTGCCCCTCTGGGGCTACAGCGCGGACCTTCTCAACCACACTGCGGTGCATCAAGACATATCCCATACCTGCTGCATCAACCTTCATTAACTTGTTTTCTGGAAGTGGATGAACTCTTGCTAATCCAAATCCGCCTTCGCCTTCATTAGTAAAACTAAATACGGTAGGCATTGGAACCATTAAAGGTTCTTCAGGGTTATCTGTGGTGAAGTAAACACCAGTAACCATTGGTCGTTCTTTAACGTCTTTGCTATCCCATAGTAACTTGAATGTATCTGGGCTGATTACTACATCTGAGTCTACCCATAGTAGCCATTCGTAATCAGTCTTGTCATACCAGTATTCAATTACTGTTTGTCGTTGTCTTGCTATCTGGTTGCCTTGGCTTCGCAGTGAGGCACTAAATGTAATACCAGACTTAAGTAATACATCGGTAACACCCTGCATAAACTTGCCATCTACCATACCGTTATCGCACCAGGCGATTGCTACTGATTCTTGCATTGTCCCCACCTTTGTTATTTTCTTTTGGCTGCTGCGTTGTCTATAAGATTTGGATAAGGTCTTCCAGCCTTCTTTGCTGCTGCCTTAGCCTTAGTCTTCTGTGCTGGAGTAAGTGGTGTTGATTTTTTATTAGGATTCTTTTTATCCCAAAATGCTTTCTTCTTCATTACCACTTAACCTTGTCTGCCCAATATGCGGCACTCATCTTGCCCTTAGCAATATTCTTTGCGTGACGTGCTTTGAATGAAGCCTGTCTAGCAGTTGGCTTCTTATCACCAGTTACACCCTGTTGTCCAAAGCGGATAGTCTTTACTTTATCTCCGACTTTAGCCACAACAACGTGTGATTTTTCAGGGTGATTAGGGGTGCGCTTAGGCTTATTAAACCCTGACACCCCTGCTCGCTTTAATCTTGGGTCTGACATTATTACTTCTTCTTGCCCATCTTCTTCATTGTTTTTTTGACAACCTTCTTCATTGGCTTACCTGTCTTCTTGGCTTCCATCTTAGCCATTGCCATACCCTTTGGTGTGTATGCAAATTCTTTCATTCCAACTTTTGGCATTATATTTGTCCTATCTCTTTGAGAACTTCTACGGATTTTGTATTTATATCTTTTGCTTTAGGCATAGTTTCTGAGTTATAGGCTTTACCTAAAGTTTCAGAGGCTTTGTATGCTTCTTGTATATGTCGCATACTGGTTCCTGCTGGTTGCATACCCTGGTCCCTAGCATCTCTGTAGGCTTGGAGTTCTGCATTCCATTTCTTATCTGGTATATCTCTTGTTGCATCTCCTGCATTCATCTGCAGCGTTCCCGCTTTACAGCCAAAACAAGTTTCATCATAAACTGGATGGTATTCCCAGTGTTTCATATTTTCCCCTATTGTGCTGTGAAGTTTTCCTCTGTGATTCCTACACCACCAGCGATAAGTGCTGCCTTTATAGTATCGTCAACTGTATACTCATAACCACCACGATAAGTTTCGGTGTAGTCATCTAATGTTTCATCCAGTATAAAACGAACCTGAGAATAAGTTCCGCCATTCTTGATGATTGTTATTCCCTTGTCGCCTTTGAAAAAGTAGAACAGGCGATGAAGACCAATAGGTGCTTCTTTAACTACTGGTGTCTTGAATGTGTAATTAGCCATAGTTCTCCTTAGTGACTCAATGTTAAGCAGTAAGCCGTGTTCGCCGTTCTTACTGCTCAACCTTCAATCAACTATGCGATTGATGAACCTGATTCAATACGGAATAGTGCTTCTTCGCGGTAGCGAGCAAAGCCTAGAACTCCATACCAACCCATTGGACGGTGACGCATCAAGCGGTCAACGACTGGTCCGATAACTACGTGTGGCTCTTCAGCAACTGCTTCTGCAAGTGCTTGTTGTCCACAGATAATTGTGCGGTAGTTGCGTGCTGATGAAGCACCATCTGTTGCGTTGTATAGACGAGCAGATTCTACGAAGTATGCACCTTCGTATTGTCCAATTTCTCCAGCCCAGATGCGGTCTTGTGCAGAACCGTATTGGTTTGGAAGCAACCAGCCAGCAGAGCCTGTTTCTGCACGAAGGTCGTGTGAAACTTCTGGGTGGATACCAGCCCAGTATAGGCTGCCCTTGCGAGCAACTGCCTTGTTAGCGCGTAACTTAGCCACTGCGCGGCGGATGTTTGCAGAAGAGATTGTTGCAGCAGCAGTAATTGTTGCTGTTGATGTTGCAGTTGAACCTGAGTAGATTACGTTTGAACCACCGCGAAGAGTAGTCATCGCAACTGAGTCAATAGAATCTGCTAGGTTGAATGCAATAATGTTAGCGATTGCTGGGTCTACATCAGCAAGGCTGAAGAGTTCCAACGCACGAGTAACAAGAACTGAGTTACCATACTCGTTAAGAGTAATGGTTACAGATGTTGGTGTAGACATTGCTACTGCATCTGGGTCAGTTGTTTCTGTTAATGCTGTTGTTGCTGTTGATAGGTCAACATAACGTTGTAGAACGACTGTTGAACCTGGGATTGCTTGCTTTGCTGGGCGCTTATCTGCGACAGAACGAATTAGGGGTTCTGAACGGAGAGCAAATTCCAAAAGACGGTCATACGCCTTTTGAACTAGACCAGCACCACCAGCGGTTCCTCCGAGATTATCTGAGGCTGTTGATACATATGCCATTGCGTCACCTCCAAGTGACTAGAAACTATGATTAGTTTTGAGCATTAATCATTGCAATGATTTCTTCAGCGCTTTCGGCGTTGTTTAATTTCATCAAATAATCATCTGCTCGGTTTGGTGATAATGCACCTTGTGTCACAATATCTTGTTGCCTTAATGCGGCACGGTCAATATCATTTTCTGCAGGTGCTTCGGGGCTAACATTGAGTCCGAATAAATCTCCGTTATCTTCAAGCCAGTTATTAACTGACTCTTCGCTAACATCATCTATATCTTTTAGAATCAGTCGTATAGCCTTTGGATTAACACCGCGTTTTTCTAGGACATCTTTGACTGTTCGCTCACGCTGCGACTTGGAAAATCCCTCAAGTTGCTCAGTGAGTTCTTTGATACGCTTTTCATCTGCACGCTTGGCTTTACGTAACTTTTTAAGTAAGTCACTGCCGTCCAATTGCACATCATTGTCGGTATCTAGGTCGTCTTCGTCATCATCCCAGTAGTTGTTGCTCATAGCAACTGTCCACCCTTCTATTCGTTTGAATCGCAAGCCACAGGTCCCAATCGGGGAATCGGTCTGGCTCTTGCTACCAGTCTTCTACGCTGTGTGGGCTGGTTGGTCACACAGGATTCTATTTATTTAGTAGCCGACACTAGGTCTTTTTAAGGAAACCTTTGAAGTTCCAGAACTACCCTGGAATCTAACTGCTTCTTCTGCGGCTAGTTGCTCCATCTTACGTATTTCAGATGCAGTCTTTCCTATTACGGCTGATTCAAGATTTGCTTGAGTCAGTGCTAAATCTTTATTGGCAGTTATCTGAGATAGTTTGCTAACAGTTGGTGCTACTGCAGCAACTTGTCCAAACTTAGTAAGACCTGTTGAAAGGTCTAATCCTTCGGCAGCATATTGAGTTGCTCTATCCATAGTAACTCCACCTGGATTCAAGATTGGGTCATATGCAAGACCTTGACGCTTGGCTGCCCCAAATATTGTCTGGGATGTGAGTTCTTTCTGGAGTTGGACAAAGCCTTTGTCGCCAGTAAGAATAGCCTTGGCTAGAGATACGCTATCCATATTAGGATAGTTAGTCATTACTGAATCTTTAATATCTTTTGGAAGATTCTGAATTTCATTGTAAATACCACTGATATAGTTTCCAACATCAGTTACTGATAGCCCCTTGCCAATAAGTCCACCTAAGTAATCTTCTGTGGCTATAGAACCAAGACCAGCCTGTCGGGCTATATCGCCCATCTTTGCTTGAGAAGTGTAATACTCAGCAATAGTCGGAACAGTTACTGCTTGTCCAGCAGCCTTCTTGTCTTGAAGTGCATAGATTCCTTGAAAGCGTTTTGTAAATTCTGTTAACGCTGGGTTGTTTCTAGAGTCTTGAAGAGCAAGGTTAAATGATTCATCAATGGTTGAACCAGTCTTATAATATCTTGAGGTTACATTATAAAGTTCATTAACCCAAGGCTTTGACATTTCTGCTTGCCCAAAGAATAAAGCAAGAGTTGCTTTGAATGTATCACTAGCAAGTGTTGGTCCAGTTTTTGTAGTTGTAGAAGTGGGGATAGTTCCTGTGCCAGTTCCTGTGCCTGTGCCAGTTCCTGTGCCTGTGCCAGTTCCTGTGCCTGTGCCAGTTCCTGTGCCTGTGCCAGTTCCTGTTCCGCTACCAGCACCTCTGCCATCAGAAATGTAACGCCATTCATTACCTACGCGTGTAACTACAAAGCCTGGTTTATCTTCAGGTTTAGGTCCAAGAGTAACAGTATTTTTTGCTTCAGTTAAACCACTTAACGCTGCTATATATTCTTGAGAGCCTGGTTTAGTAGCGGCTAATTTTTGTTGCGCTAAAGTAACACCAAATGCTGGGTCCATTTTTACTGTTGCAGCAATTGATTTTTCTTCAGCAGCAAGGGCTACCTTCTCCGCCTCTGCAACTATTTTTTTCTGAGCAGCAATATCTGCTTTAAGTTGAGCAACAGTCTTCGCCATATTAGACACCAAATCCCATCGCTCTGGCAAGACCAGTGGCTGCACTACGGGCTGATTCATTTGCCCAAGTAGTTTTCTCTGCCTCTGGACTCATCTTTAACATTGTTGTAAAATCAGAAAGACTCATCATTGGTGCCTTACCTTGTGTTCCATCAGGACGTAAAGCCTTGTCTACTGCAGGATTGCTTAGGTCAATTGTATCTGGGTCTATCTCCCACCATTTAGCAACAGCACTTAGGTAAGGTGTTACTAGGTCACGGACTGTGGCTCCAGGTGTTGAAGTAAGACGGTCTGCTAATAGTGGATAATTCTTTGCAGCCTCTACTGCGTAGTCTGCCTTAATCTTTGCCTCACTTGTAACTCCAGAAGCAAGGTTAATAGCAAGTTGATTAACTTCTTTATCACCTAGGTAATCAATACCATTGTTACGAAGAACACTCTTTACTGTTGATAGTGAGGTAAATGCTTTGGCTGGAAGAGCCTTTGTATCACCAATGTTTACCTTAGCCCACAGCCAATTCTCAGTAAAGGTCTTAGCATTAAAGGTGCTAGGAGTTGTAACAGTTTCATACCCGCCAGTAGTTAATACCTTTTGGGTTGTCTTGGTTCCCTCTGAAGCAGCCTTATTAATCTTAGTCAAGAAGTCTTGCTTATCAGCCTCAGTTAATTGTGTTGTGTCAAAGCCAATATCTAAAGCAATATTTTTAATCGTTGCTTCGGCTGTTATTGGGTCGAACTCAATCTTTGCATTAGTTGTTACACCAGCAACATTAGGGTTATTGTTGAGAAGGTCTGCAAGAACCTCAACTGGAGTGGTTTGTTTTCCACCCTTGTATTCAACAATTGCTCCATCTACAATCTTGCCCCATAGTGATTTACGAGCAGAGTCGGTTGGAACTACGTTGGTAGCAAGAAGATACTGAGTAAGGGCTACTTGAGTTTCTTGTGGAAGAATAGCATAAGACCTTTTAGCAGTGCTTGCTTCAACCTTTATAATATTACCCTTAGCATCGGTTGACCAAAGATAAGTCTTTTGAGCCTTAGAACCCTTGGCTGGAATATTAATAATTGTTGTTGGAGCCGCTGGAGGACCTTTTGTTTCAACTTTTGGTTTAGCGTTTTTGTTTTCGCCAGCCATTACTTGTTCTCCTTAGACTTCTTTGATTCAACATTTGTTTGTTTTAGATTATCATTTAAGAAATATCTATCAATAAGGTTTGCCAATGCTGGGTCCCAATCTTCTCTTGTTTTTTCTAAGTATTCAATCCAAGCATCTTGGACTACTCCCTTAGAACCAGATGGAACATCTGCGTATAGTTTTGCATAGTCATTTCGATATTTAATAAAAGCATTAGCGTGAGTCCAGAATTGAGTGTTGCCAAACTTATCCATATAGGACTTGTCGTTTAGAACTACTTGCATTCCTGCTGCGTGAACTGCAGCATTATCGCCAGATGCACTCTTTAGATAGGCTGTATTCCATTGTGGACTTGCTTTGCCTAGAACCTTTGCATAATTTTTAAGTTCTGCTACAAGTTCAGGAACGCTGCGGTAACTAGCATAGTCAGCATCTTGTGCAGCCTTATTATATTTATCTTTAAGGTCAGTATAGGCTTTCCAATAACGCGATACTTCTAAATCTCGTTGCATTTTCTCAACAGATTTTACTGACTTGTTTAGAATGGTTCCGCCAGGAAGTGCTGTGTTAGGGTCATTTAGGAATTTGCCAGCCTGAGAATCAGTTCCGTAAGGAATGTCTGCTGTCATAAGACCTACCAAAGAACCACCTGGTTCTAACAGTTCTAACTTCTTAGCCAAGTCTTTATGGTCTACCCAGATACGACTAACTGTTTCTTGGCTGCTAGGAGCATAGATAGATTTAGATGTAGACTTAACCTGCAATACATCTTTCTTAATAGTTCCTTTTGGAAGACGTAGCATTGTATTAACATCTTGTTCTGCTAGGTCTGCCGCCTCTGAGCGGGACATACCTTGCGCTACATAGCCATTAGCCTTTGAATTAAACAAGTCTGTAAATACATTTCCAGGCTTAGTTTCTACATAAGCAGGAGTTCCAATAATAGAACCAAATTGCCACTTAAACTTAGTAAAATAATTTTTCTTTACTTGCTTTATTACGCTATCAGTAGT